CTCTAGGGCTTGCAATCATATGTAGTTGGATGATTAAAGTCATCCTCTATTGTTGTTTAAAATTGTTAAGAATTTCTACGTTAAACTTGTCACTGATTTGAAACGTTTACGTGACACCCAAAAAGTTTTTGTTTATTGAACTTAAAATAATAATCTGGGCCTTAGATCCGCCCTTTCACAGTAGGTTATGCTGTGATATTTTAATACCAGAAGAACGGCTCTGGTACATAACTAGCTTTATATTAGTATAGGAAGCTTAATGTCCGAAAATACTTGAAGCAGATAATTCTGTAAAGAGACTATGAATACGTTCATAGTCCCCAGCTCCATGGGGAGCAGGGTTACGGTGTTCGCTTATCCAAAATGTCGACCTAATAAAAAGACATTGAAGGCGTTAATTATGTATTTCTCTGTAGATACGGTGGGAAGTGTGCTCAACACTCTTCCTGTGGCTGAAATAAGTCACGAAATGAAGTCCGCGTCTAGCGGCAGCGCTTTTGGCATTAGCGCAGTTAAGCCATTTGTTGGATTAAATTCTGACTCTCTTATGAGTCAGTCTCAATTTTCCAGTCTTTCTGTGGACACACCAGCATTACAGAAGGTAATCCTTACCAAAATGGATTTCGATAAATTGCCTTTACAGGCTAAAATCACTTATTTAACACAATCGCAATATGCACCTCAGTCGAGCTTTTCGATCACGAGTTTACTCAATCTAAAAGATCATTTACGCACCCAGCTCACTGAAACCGCAATTTCTAAAATTGAAGGAATTTGCGCATTGTATGGGGCTCTATGTAGCGTCTCTGACGCTACTGGTTTCCTTGCTGTACTTACTTTGTACGCTAAAACCCACTGCCAGACAGCATTAGTTAGTCAGCTGTCATCTGTAGTGGAAAAATTGTTCACTGGATACTCACCACAATCTTCCACTGAACGCCCCGCATGGCTCAAGCAAATGAAAGATGCCTTGCACAATTGGAAATTACTCGTTAATAATCCAGCGTTTGCTCAAATCTCAAGAGTATTATCACTCCTTGTAACTTTAGGAGTTATTGAGAATGCGAGTGTATCGCTTGGAAATTTTGAGATTTTCGCCGTTGAAGCACAAAAAAGACACTGCACAGCAGTTGATTTGATGGATGCTTTGGTAGATACTATTGTATTTTTTGCCGAAGCCGGATATATGTGTTTTGTTACGGGTTCTCTATCTCCACTTTTATTTTCATCACCCAAATTAGTTGAGATGGAGGAAAAATATGTAGCTAAATTATCACAATGGGAACATGCACGCAATGGAAACTTGGAACGTTTCCTAAGCATGTCAGAAGCTCAATTTGATAGAGAGTTGAAAGAATTAATTGAAGACTTTCATCAGCTATATAAAACCACTCCTATTGGCACTGAGAAGAAAATTACTCAGCAAAAATGGGAGGCACTCAGTAAGATTTACACTGAGTTTACTGCCATTCGCATATCAGGAGGCTTACGAAAGTCTCCACTTGCAGTCAAAATTTATGGCAATTCAGGTGTTGGGAAATCAACATTTGCTGACATTACCATGGCAACAGTTCTTAAAGCCATGGGTGTACCATGCTCCGCCGACTACATTTGTACTATTAATGAGTCGGATCAGTACATGTCAAACTATCGATCTTATATTACTGGAGTAAAGATTGATGATCTCGGAAATACCAAAAAGGAATTTTGGGATATTGCTCCCTCCGAGTCAATTATTAAGATTGTCAACAACATCCGTGAGTATGCCGTTATGGCAGAACTCGCTAACAAAGGTAAAATTTCGATTGAGCCCAGTTGTTTGACTATTACTACCAATGTGGAGGAACTTCATGCAGGCTTAGCCTCATACAACTCCATGTCCGTCTTAAGACGTTGCCATTTGCATGTTGAACTTAATGTACGTCCAGAGTTCTTGACCAATAATTTGCTAGATTCAGCAAAGGTCATTGCTAAGTTTGGTTCTATGAACCAGCTTAATGATATTTGGCTTATCACGTTAAAAGAGCCCATTGGAGATGGGCCTAGTGGACAAAGCTTTAGCAGCTGG